GAAAAGATCAAGATTTCAAACAATTCGTTGTATAAATTAGGTCTGTTCATCGCTTTACCCACGACAGCACTCATCTTGAGGAAACTTTGGAATGAGTGGATGTCAAAGTCCAAAGAAGAAACTCGAATCATTTTCAGCGAATTTATTCATTGTACTCCATGTTTTCGAGCTTTCGGAGTTTGTCGATTGAAGACAAAATGTGAAAAGAACGAGAATCACTTTGATCCACAAAAGCACTGCACACGTTGTTTCTACAAGAATGGTGAGAACAATGCACCAGGTGAGTGTGCTGATGCCAAATGCGATAATTCCATGCAATCACAGAGTAACATCGGAACAACACCAGTCATGCTGCCACAAGAGAAGAAGACTTTTTACTACCATGATCCTTATGCTACTACCCCTTGCGAAATCTCGGATGTGTCAAAATGTGCACAGAATGATTTGCTCATTGAGCGCATCAAGTTGAATACAGCTCGCTTTCAAATTCGGGCTATTGATATTCAACGCGTGGCCTGGACTACTGCAGTTAATTTCCACGGAAGTCTTTGGATGTTGAACAAGCATAGTGTGAAGAGCAAGCACGTGATCATTAATATTTATATTGATGATGCTACGAAGAATGTCTCACGCAATATGATGAATATCTCTGTATCTGCCGATGATTGGATTGAAATTCCGGACACTGATCTCATAGTTCTGGAACTTCGTGCCATGCCACCTTGCAAGAGCATTTTGCCCTATTTCCCCCTGGACAGTATCCTCGGTGGAGTTTATAAAGGTAAGTATGTTCTATGTTCACGAGATGGAGTTAAATCCGAGAAGATTGTCAACAATATTCGAGCCAGCACATGCCCAGTTTTCGGAGTGCCATGCTATATGGGTATAGTTGATATTCCTACGGCTGTCGGCGATTGTGGTTCACTTTGTGTGGCAGAAATCGGTAATGCTCAAGTCATTTTGGGATTTCATGCAACTGGAGCCGCTAGCGGCAATTTGAGTATGCATCACATTTCTCAAAAGCAACTTAAGTCGGCAATGGAAAAATTTGTCCCCCAAGTCATGGAGGGCTGTTTACCAATTTCGGCTCCTGGATACAAGCGAGAACTCACTGAATTACACACCAAGTCATGCATTCGTTTTTTGAACGAAGGCACAGCTAAAGTGTATGGTAGTTTTGTAGGTTACAGACCTAAGCATAAATCTAAGATTGAACCAACTTTCTTTTGTGATTATGCCGTCCAAC